AATGCACATCTCGTGACACGACTTAGGAGAACCACATGGTCACCAACATCAACCCGCAGGATCTGACGGGCAAGCGCAAGGCCGAACTCGCCGCCAAGTTCGCGGAGGAGCAGAAGGAGGCCGCGAAGCGGTCGTCCATGATCACCGCGCAGGCCTCCGAGGTCAGCGACGAGGTCGTCGATCTCTCCGGTGACGACTCCGTCCTCTCCCCGGAGGACGTCGAGGTCAGGGTCCCCAAGAAGGAACTGCGCGTCAACACCCTGCTGGAGAACGTCACCATCGGCTGGGGGACGAACTACAACTTCGAGCCGAACCAGAAGTACAAGGTGACCAAGGACGTCTACGACTACCTCGACGAGAAGGGCTTCGTCTGGCACTGAGCCGGGCTGAGCAAGGAGCGAACCCATGACACTGTCCCCTGACACCACCCTCGCAGAGGTCATCGACAAGGTGACCCTGCGGGGCACGTCTACGACCTATCTCGGGTTGCTCGTCGCCGACATCTCGTCCACCGACACCATGGCGACGATGCAGGAGTACGTCGGCGCGGGCTACGCGCGGCTGACGGCTGCGTGGGGTGCCCCGGCCGTCCCCAGTGGTGGCACCGACATCGTCTCCTCGAACACGAGCGCGGTGACGTTCACCTTCACGGCCGACGGCACGCAGACGATCTACCACGTCGTCCTCGTCACGGTGCAGACGGGCACGAGCGGCACGATCCGCCGCGTCTTCCCCATCGGTACGCCCTTCATCCCCAAGGCAGGCGACACCTTCACCATCAACATCGGTGACCTCGTCGTAGGAGCCGCGTGACCATTCTGAGTGAGGCCATCGCGAAGGTTCGGCGTGGGCTGGGAGACGAGAGTCAACCGTTCACGTCGACCTTCGTGGGCCTTGGCACGGACAACGGCCGCTGGGATCTCACGGAGACCCGGATCACGGCCGTTACTGTGCTGCACCTGAGCGGGGGAGTGACGACCCCCCTCGTGGACGTGACCGACTACGAGGTGGACGCCGTCGACGGCACCCTGTTCGTCAAGAAGAACGGGCTCGTCCCGCTGCCCACCGGCGACACCCTCATCGTCTCGGGCACGTCCGCCGGGATGTTCCTCGACAGCGAGATCGAGGAGTACGTCAACGAGGCCTTCACCCGGCACACCAGCGGGCGCTCGACCCGAGAGCGCATCCGCGATCAGGGTGGCTTCATCAAGTACATCGAGCGCGACATGACGCTGGACGACCTGCCCGAGGCCGAGGTGCCTCTGGTGGCCATGCTCGCCACCATCGAGTCGCTGTGGGACCTGTCCACGGACGCCTCCCTCGACGTCGACATCCACACCGCCGACGGCACGTCCATCCCGCGCTCCCAGCGCTACGCCCAGATCCGCAATCAGATCGCGGTGCTGGAGGAGCGCTACAACGACCTGTGCGCCCAGTTGAACGTCGGCCTGCACCGGGTCGAGACCCTCAACCTGCGTCGCACCTCGCGCCAGACCGGTCGCCTTGTGCCCGTGTGGGAGTCGCGTGAGTACGACGACACCATGCCTGCTCGCCGGATCCTGCCGCCCATCGACAACCGCAACGCGGACGAGAGCGACATCCCCTCCAGCCTGAACGCGGGCTGGGGCTGGTAATGCCTGCCAACGAGTGGGGCGAGGTCGCGGGGCCCTACATCCCTGCCAACACCGTCACGGTCCCCAACCGGCTCGACTTCCGTCGCGGCCGGTTCTCCGTCGACTACGAGACCAACCAGATCAACGCCGCGCTGCGCGGGAAGCAGGCCGTCTCCGGGGACTACGTCGACTACTACCGCTTCAGCCACGAGGACTCGGTCGAGGACGACGTCTACGACGAGGGCTCCGGCGTCGGGCGCGTCTACCACGGTCCCATCGACCTGCCCTGCCAGCACGTGCTGCACACCGCAGGATCGCGCGAGCAGCGGGACGGGGGCCTCTACTACAACGACGGCCTGCACGTCACCCTGAGCATCGACTCCCTCGACAAGGCCGGGCTGACCCGCACCGACGTGGAGTCCCAGCGCTACCTGCTCGACCGCATCGTCTACGACAACAAGGTCTTCAAGGTGCTCAGCGTCGGCGTGCTGGGCCAGATCCAGCGACGCGACATCATCTTCACCATCGACGCGGACCAGATCCGTCCCGACGAACTCGTCGGCGACGCGCAGTTCGCGCGATTCTCCGCCTGACCGGGCGTTATCTTCCGGTTCCCCGGAATCCGTATCCTAGGGAACAGCAGATATCACAACTTCCCATACCGGTCAAGCGAGGCGACGTGTCTGATTTCCAGCATGCGCGCGCGAGTGTCGTAACTGACGCCGCGCGAGGTCGCGCTACCGGTATGAAGGTCGCCTGATGTTCGGGCTCGTCGAGGACGGGGCCCTGAAGGCGAAACTGCAGGGCATCACGGTTGACGACGTGAACGCCCCCGCCGGTGGTCGTCGGGTCGACGTCAAGTTCGCCTCCCCGGAGATGGAACTGTCGAAGTTGACCTACCCCTGCATCCTCATCACGGCCCAACAGATGGAGCGCGCCTCCGACCGCGAGCACCGAGGCCACGCCGCACTGACCTACTACCCCGAAGGAAACCCTTCCGGGGACAGTGCCCGGCTCGACCCGGTGAATGCGCCCAAGGTGGAGTTCCCCGTCCCCATGGACGTCGTCTACCAGATCGTCGTGGCGGCACGAAGGCATTCCCACCGGACGCAGATCGTCAACACGCTGGCCGGTCAGGACTACCTGCCGCAGCGCTTCGGCTTCCTCACGGTCGACAACGACTTCACCGTCCGCAGCCTGTTCCTCGACGGCGGTCCGGAGTTCTCCAACGCCGCCACGGATGAAGACGGAAAGCGCCTGCTCTCGGCCCACTACGTAGTCCGCATCCCCACCGAGATCCCGCCGGAGATCGCTTCGGCAGCCCCGGTCACTGACGTCGCCATCGACGCGGCGCTGATGTAACCGGTTCGCAACCCACGAGACACCTCAAACCCAAGGAGTACCCATGGCTTTCCCACTGAGGCCCGGAGTCACGATCAACGAGTCGCTCACGCCGCTCGCCAAGGTCGACACCTCCTCCGGCCGTCCCTCGGCGGTCTTCGTCGGCATCAACGCCGCCGGTGGCCCGACTGACCCGACGGTCGTCACGTCGTGGGCCCAGTTCCTCTCGCTCTTCGGTGGCTTCGGCTCCGGCGGCGACCTGCTGCCCTTCTCGGTCTTCGAGTTCTTCAACAACGGCGGTGGCGCGTGCTACGTCATCCGCGCGGTCAACGCCAACGCGGCCGTGGCCACGAAGAACTTCGCCGACACCGAGGGCGTCCCGACGAACACCCTCACCATCTCCGCCAAGGCTGCGGGCACCTACGGCAACTCGATCACGGTCGACATCGCTGCGGGCACCTCGTCCTCGACGGTCAACGTCACCATCACCAACACGAAGACCGGTCTCGCCGAGGCCTACAACGACGTCACGCTGGACCCGGTGTCCTCGCGGAACCTCGTCAGCGTCATCAACGGTGCGTCCGCGCTCGTCACGGCCACGGCCACGCTCCCGGCCGGGGCCTTCCTCGCCACCTACAACCCGGCGGTCGCTGCCGGGGTCTCGCTCGCCGCCGGTACCGACGGCACGGGCACCCCCGACCTCGTCGCGGCGGCGCAGAAGATCTCGAACATCCCGGGCACGTACGACGTGAACCTGCCGGGTGTCAACGACTCCACCACGGTGAACGCGCTGAGCACGTGGGCGTCGACGCAGAACAACGTCTTCATCGTCGTCGACGGCGTGAAGGGTGCGGCCTCCGACACCGCCGCCACCAACCAGACGGCCCAGACGGCTCTCGTGTCCGGCTTCACCGCCTCCAGCGCCGTCGCGGTCTACGGCCCGTGGCTGCAGGCGGTCGACCCGCTGGGTGCCATCGCCTCGTCCCCGCGACTGCTGCCCCCGGGCGGCTTCGTCCTCGGTCAGTACGCCCGCACCGACGCGACCCGTGGCGTCCAGAAGGTGGCTGCCGGTATCGACACGACGCTCAACGGCGTCATCGGCCCGCAGTTCCAGTTCACCAACACCCAGCAGGACGCGCTGTCGCCCAAGGGCTTCAACGTCATCAAGCCGATCCCCGGCAAGGGCACCTGCATCTTCGGTGGGCGCACGCTCAGCAACGGCATGCCGGACCGGTACGTCAACATCCGACGCACGCTGATCACGCTCAAGCACGGCCTCGCCGACCTGACGCGGTTCGCGATCTTCGAGAACAACGACGCCGACCTGCGCCAGCAGGTGCAGGACATCTGCGAGCAGTACCTGCGCAACCAGTGGGCTCAGGGTGTGCTCGCGGGCTCCTCGGAGGAGGCGGCGTTCTTCGTCGTCTGCGACGACACCAACAACACCCCGGCCACCATCGGCTCCGGTCTGGTCAACATCCAGATCGGTCTCGCTCTGCAGACCCCGGCGGAGTACATCGTCTTCAACATCGGTCAGACCGCCTCCGGCGCTGACATCACCACGGTCTGAGAGGTAGATCAGCAATGGCCAACACCACGTCCCTCGGGCACCTCGCCAGTGACCCCCTGAGGAACTTCAAGTTCGACGTCAACATCGCCCACCCGGCGTTCCCCTCGGGCTTCCTGAAGATGGGCTTCATGAACGTCTCCGGCCTGAGCCAGACGACCGAGGTCATCCCCTACCGCGAGGGTGGCATGAACACCACCACGCAGAAGATGCCCGGCCAGACGGACTTCGCGCCGATCTCGCTCTCGCGCGGCGTCATCGTGGGCCCGCAGCCGATCCTCGACTGGTGCAAGCAGTTGTTCACCGTCCAGCAGGGCACGGGCACCCGCTCGGCCGGTCTCACGGACTTCCGGGCCACCCTGACGATCAACGTCAAGGACCACCCGGTCACCCGTGGCACCGCCCCCGTCAAGGCCCAGTTCAAGGTCTACAACGCATGGCCGACGGCCGTCGCGTGGTCCGACCTCGACGCCGGTGCCAACGCGATCCTCGTCAACCAGATGACCCTCGCCCACGAGGGCTTCGACCACGCGGTCGCGCGTGATCTGAGTGCCAATTCCGTGGCGCGCGTCTGAGAAGATCGTCAAGCGGATACCACCATCTGATTCACACTAGGAGCATCAATCGTGACTGACATCCTTCAGGACACCGCCGCCGCCAACGCGGCCGTCGAGCAGTTCCTCCACAACGGTGATGCCCCCGCCGCCCCCGAGTACGTCGTCCCCGAGCCCGGATTCGTCCGGCTCCCGGGCGGCTACACGCGGGGCGGCGTGGGTGCCGAGGTCGTCTACGACGCCGAGGTCCGGGAACTGACCGGGGCCGACGAGGAGTACCTCGACCGCGTCCGTCGCGGCAAGCCCGAGAACTTCCTCGAAGCGGTCGTCGAGCGCGGCCTCGTCCGCATCGGCGAGACGCGGGCGAACAAGGGCATCAACACCGGGCTGCTGACGGCCGACGTGGAGAAGATCCTCATCGAGATCCGACGTGCCACCTACGGCGACACGCTGGAGTACGAGGGCCTCACGTGCCCGCACTGCGGTGACCGGTTCAACCTCGAACTCACCCTCGACGACATCCCCTGCAAGCCGCTGGAGAAGTCCGAGGACCGCGAGTTCACGGTGCCGCTGCGCAAGGGCGGGGTGGCCTACTGTCATCTGCCCCGGCTCGGTGACCTGCCCACGCTCGGCAGCGAGGCCACGGACGCCGAGACCAACACGGCCATGCTGGCCAACATCGTCGACAAGATCGAGCGCGACGGGGGCACGGTCCTCGTCGCCGGTGCCATCGACCCGATGCGCAACCTCGGCATCGCCGACCGTCAGGCGCTCCTGAAGGAGATCGCCAAGCGCAAGGTCGGCCCGGACCTCAACGCCGTCAAGTTCACGCATGACGTGTGCGAGAAGGAGGTCCACTTCCCGCTGACGGCGGGGGACCTGTTTCCGGGTCTGTGACGGCGCACTGACGTACTCCGAGTACGTCGCAATTCTCACGCACAACCCGGCTTGGAAACTCGACGACACCCGCCGGTTGTCGGTTCGCGAGAGGCGGTTCTGGGTCAAGCGATTCCGCTACCAGACCGCCGCGATTCTCAATCAGAGAGAGCACGGGTAAATGAGTGACATCAACGGCCTGATCCGAGGGCAGGGGGAGCCTTCTCCCTCCGCCATCTCGCCGCTGCTGGGTACCCAGCGCGTCCAGTCGGCAGTCGACCGGATGGCCAAGAGCGTGGACAAGGTGTCGGGCTGGTTGGACAAGGCGTCCGACCGGCTCGCCCGCATGTCGGTGCCGCAGGCCGGAATGGGCTCGGGTACCACGCTCAACGGCGGCAGGGCCAACGGCGGCGGGTCCGCCATCGGGGGCATCCCCATGCTCGGGGCCGGAGCCTCCAACGGGGCCTCCGCGCACTCGGGAACCTTCATGGGGATGCCCTACCGGCAGAACCTCCCGACCATGACGCAGACCTACGGGTCGGGGCAGACGCTCGGGGCGGGCAAGAAGAACGGCGGCGGAGCGTCGTGGACCAAGTGGGGCGCCGCCACCGGTGCCGTCTGGGGCGCTGCCACGGTGAAGGCCGGGATGGACCGCACGCAGGGGTTCATCTCCTCCAACACCTCCGCGCAGTTGATGACGCGCAACCTCCCCGGCGGGGACTGGCAGCGTCTGCGCACCGGCATCGTCCACAACAACTGGACGGCTGAGAGCGACGTCGACGCCTTCGCGGGTGCCTCCATCCTGCAGCGCAGCGGCCTCGGCTACGGCTCCTCGGCATGGAACACCCAGATGTCGCAGGGCAAGAACTACCGGATGGTCGACCCCACGGCGACCTCCGCAGAGGCCTTCTCCCGCCTCACCGCACCGCAGACGGTCGGCACCTCCAACTTCCTCCTCGGACGCGGCGTCAACGTGCGCGGCAAGGACGGCCGCTCGACGGCGAACGAGATCATCGCCCGCGCAGGGTTCTCCGGGAACTACAAGTACACCGGCGACCAGATCAACGCCCAGTGGGGCGCGCGTGGCAACGCGACGATGCTCGTGGCGCAACTGGCCAAGGTCGACCCCGAGATGGCCCGGCTCGTCGAGGATCAACTGCGCGGCTCGATGCAGGCGCAGGCCGGTGGCATGTCCCGGGACGCGTACACCCGCGCGGTCAACACCGGTGACTGGAACGCGCTGGCCAAGGCCGGGATTCGCAAGACCGACCTCGACAACGTCAAGGACAAGGCAGCCCGCCAGCGCAACATCGACGACAACATGGCCGGTGGCTTCTCCACCGGGCTTAATGCCGCCACGTCCGCCCTCGGACTCTTCCAAGAGGCGCTGGAGAAGGTTACTGGCAGCCTCGGGATCGGTGCCGCCATCGGCATGGGCCACGGCATCACCGCCTCCTCCGGCATGCTCTCGTCCGCCGCGCACATCGGCGCGTCCGCCGTCGGATGGGGCCTCGGTGGCAAGTTGGCGGGCTCGCTGTTCAAGAACGGCATCCGTGGCACCGCTCGGGCTGGGGCCGGTGCCGCAACGAGCCGTCTGGCCTCCCTCGGTGGCGGCTCCGCCGCTGTTGGCGCTGGTGCCCTCGCGGCCGGTGCCGTTGTGCTGCAGGGTGGAAAGGCCGCTGCCGACACCATCCTGTCCGACGACGAGCGCAACGCGCGCAAGAAGCAGTTGCAGGGTCAAGGGCAGGGGGACGTCTGGTCCACCATCAACTCGTGGTCGGAGACCTTCAACAACAACTTCCTCTTCGGCCTCCCTGACGCCATCGGGGCCAACCACTCCAGCATGTCCGGCACCGGTGGCAGCAGCCACGAGCAGTACGGCGTCTTCGGCACCGGTGGAGAGGGCGGTGGCAACGCCGTCATGCCCGTCGGCAACGCCCCCATCACCGCTGGCTACGGCCACTACCCCAAGAGCGGCAAGCCGCACCACGGCATCGACTTCGGCGTGCCCACTGGCACCCCGGTGCACGCCAACCGGTCGGGCAAGGTCATCATGGCGGGCTGGTCCAACACCGGCTTCGGCAACCACGTCCGAATCGACATCGGCGACGGCACCATCGAGATCTACGGCCACCTGTCGCAGATCGGCGTCCGCGTCGGGCAGACGGTCCGCGCTGGCGACGTCATCGGCAAGTCCGGGGCCACCGGCAACGCCTCGGGCCCGCACCTGCACTTCGAGGTCCGCAAGGGCGGCGGTGGGACGAACAACGCCGTGGACCCCCGCTCCTACCTCAAGGGTGCCGACAGCAGCGGCTACACCGGCTCTGCCACCAGCAACGCCTCCCCGACGACCGACTCCTCCGGCAGCGCAGGCAACGCCCTCGCGTCCGCCCGGTCGATGACGGCTGCCCCGTGGGGCGTCAACGAGGGTGAACTGGTCTCCGGGGGACTGGGGGCCCTGACGGCCTCCCTGCGGGCCTCCTCGGGCGAGGGAGACAGCGGACAGAAGGACGCGCCCCAGAGCGGCTCCACGGCCGCTTCCGGCAGCATGAAGGCGATCCTGCAGCGCGCCGGGTTCTCCGGCAACGCCCTCAACATGGCGTACGCCATCATGATGGCCGAGTCCGGCGGCAACGCCCGGGCGCACAACACCAACACCCGCACCGGAGACAACTCCTACGGCCTGTTCCAGATCAACATGCTCGGCGGGATGGGTCCCGAGCGGCGGGCGCAGTTCCACCTCGGGAGCAACGACGCCCTCTTCGACCCGCTGACGAACGCCAAGGTCGCCTACGCGATGTCGCACGGTGGTCAGGACTGGTCGCCGTGGAGCACTTACAAGCGCGGCGAGTACAAGAAGTACCTTGGCGGGCAGACGAAGTCGTACGACGTCGGCTCGACGAACATCGACGTCGATCAGGTCGCCCGCGTGCACAAGGGCGAGATGATCCTCGACCCGGTCACCGCTGACCAGATGCGCAAGGCCCTGTCCTCCAACACCCCCACGAGCGTGCTCGGCGGAAAGGGCAAGGTCGAGATCAAGATCGGCAACATCACGATCACGACGGCCCACCAGTTCGTCGACAGCGCTGCCACCGACCTCGCCAAGCAGTTCATCGGGATGGTGGCCAACCACGACGAGATCCAGAAGATCATGGAGGGCTGACCGATGGCATTCAAGGCAGAGCCGAGCAAGGGCGGCACGTCGAGCACCGCACGCACCGTGGGGGGCTTCGTCACCAACCCCGCGTTCGACGCCCGCACCGGTGCGCGCGGGGCGGTCGACAGCAAGGGCAACTTCATCCTGTCCAGCCGCGCGAAGTTGCGACGCGGCTACATCATGTCCGCCGATAAGGGCAACGACGGCAAGCGCTACCTGCTCAACTTCCAGTACAACCCGACGTCCTTCTCCCACTCGGCCTCCCTGCAGGCCGACATCCCGGTGCTCGGGGCCGACGACGGTGGGAGCGGTCAGGGCGGGAACTGGACCGCCTTCGTGGCCAACTCGGGCCAGTCCGTCGACTTCAGCCTGTTGTTCGACCGCACGTACGAGACGTGGTCCTACGACTCCAAGAAGAGCGCGTCCGTGCAGGGCGTGCTGGCTGACATCCGGCTGCTCTACGCCATGCTCGGGATGTACTACGACAGCACCACATTCACCGAGGGTGGCGGCGGAAAGGTGGCCGTCCCCGGGGCGAACACCACCCTCTCGCCCACCGGCGTGCTGACGGCCAAGCCGGTGTGGGTCTCCTTCGGCCAGCACATGCAGTACTACGGGATCATCGGCAGCCTCAACGTCACGTTCACCCACTTCACCCAGACGATGACTCCGGTCCGTGCTGCGGTGAGCCTGAGCCTGAGCGTGCTTCCCCGACAGGCTGAGTCGCCCACCACGTCCGCGACCCAGACGCTGAACAACATCTTCACCTCGGCGAGCAACTCCGCGCTGATGGCTCAGCAGCGAAACAACATGGACAACAGGCTCACTCAGAACGGAGTCGGGGTCATATGATCACCGCACAGTCTCGCTACGCGTCCTCCGTCATCTCCGTGATCGACCACCCGACGCGTGGCTCCGTGCTGTCCGTCGAGCCGCGTCCGGCCGAGACGAGGGTCTTCAACTTCACCTACATCGTGATGGAGGAGTTCGACCGGGTAGACCTCATCGCCTACCGCGTCTTCGGCAACGCCGCCCTCTGGTGGAAGGTGGCCGACGCGAACCCGGAGATCCTCGACTGGTCCGAGGTGGAGCCGGGCACGGTGATCCGGGTGCCCAGTGCCTAAGCCCTCCACGGCCGTCTACTTCGCGGGCGTCCGCACCCCGTTCCCGGTCGTCCGCTACGAGACGCACGCCGCCTTCAGCAAGCACACCGTCAACGTCCTCGACCTGAGGACCGGCGGGGCCCTCGTCACGCACCCGGAGTGGACGCCGGTCATCGTCGACCTGTACGACGGTGTCGTCACCGACCGCTGGTTCGGCTACGTCCACCACTACGGCGCGGTGGACGACTCCCGCGCGGCGGACGTGTCCAACCAGATCACCCGCTACACCCTCATCGGCACCTCCCTGCCGTTCAACGAGGAGCGCACCCGCTCGTGGCACAACATGACCCGCTCGGGCGTGGTGCGCCAGATCGCGCGGGCCCAGAGGCTGCGTTCGGTCGTGCAGACCGACAACGAGATCCTGCCCTACATCGCACAGGCGGGGCTCTCGGACATGGCGCTGCTGCAGAAGTTCGCCAGCGACTCCGGGTACCGGCTGTGGATCGACGGTGCGACCCTCCGGTACTTCGACCCGGACCTGCTCCTCGCGGGGGCCCGGTTGTCGGACATCCGCACCTACGCGAAGACCTCCAGCCCGGCCACGCCCGACGGGATCATCTCGTGGAACTCCAAGGCGGGCAGCATGGTTCCGCGTCCGGGGGGCATCGGGGGAGTCCAGCGGGTCTACGGCCTCGACCGGCGCACCGGGACGGTCATCGAGGCCAAGGAGGACCGGTCCCCGAGCAGGCTTCCCAGCCTGACGAGGATCGACACCTCGGCCGTTGTCACCACGACGGCGCAGGCCGCGAGCCGCGCGCGAGGCAGCAGCAAGCGCACGCGGGCGTGGGTCACCGCCAAGGCCGTCACGATCTTCAGCCCGACCGTCAAGCCCGGTGATGTCATCGAGGTCTCCGGCGACCGCATCAAGGCTGCCGAGCAGGGCCTCTGGCTGGTCACCGGAGTAAGCCATCGGGTGCTCAACGACGGCTCCGCCCCGGGCTTCGAGTACGTCACCACGCTGGAACTGGAGCGCGACGGGATCTACAGCCCGACCTTCAGCAAGGCTCTTCGGACAATTAACACGCGTGATCTGGTTGCGGCGAGACTGAGGAACGGCGCTATCTGGGAAGCGGACATCATGGAGGACATCCGAATTGGCTAACTACGACGCTACCTATCGAGGACTCGTCGTCCGCACCAACGACCCGAGCGGATCCGCCCGGGTCATCCTGCGTGTGCCTCAGGTTCTCGGCACGGCGGAGAGCGCGTGGGCTCGACCGACCGCCTCCACGTCCACACTGCCCAGCATCGGCGACGCGGTGTACGTCACCTTCGAGGGCGGGGACCTCAGCCAACCGGTGTACACCCCGCTGACCACCGACGCCGAGGCGCTGCCGCTTCCCAAGGCCCCGGCCTCTCTCACCATCTCCTCCGCGAACACCGTGACGAGCGAAGGGGTCACCCTCGCCGACATCACCGTGACGTGGCCCGCCCCGACGGAGAATCAGGACGACTCCACCCCGGTCAACCTCGCGGGATACCTCGTCTACGTGACGACGGACAACACCGCGTGGACCGCCGGGTTCCTCGTGGACACCAACACCTACGTCGCCCGCGCGCTGCCGACCGGCCGCACCTACTACTTCCGCGTCGCCTCGGTCAACGAGGGGCTGCAGAAGTCCGCCACCTACGCCTCCGGGCAGATCACCGTCGCTGCCGCGACGCCCCCGGCCGGTACCGCGCTCGGCGATCAGGCTGCCGCCATCACCAACCTGCAGACCACGGTCACGACCCAGCAGGGCCAGATCGACGGCAAGGCCATCATCTGGGTGCAGAACACCGCGCCAACTGGGCTCGGCACCTCGGACAAGGGCGACATCTGGATCGACACGAGCAGCACCAACCGGATCACGAAGGTGTGGGACGGTGCCGCGTGGCAGGACATCACCGACCAGCAGACACTGAACGCGCTCTCCGGGCTCACCCAGAAGACGACGACCTACTACACCACCTCGGGCTCGCCCACCGCGCCGAGTGGCGGGTTCACCGCCGGTGACCTCTGGGTCGACAACGGCGTGGTTCCCCAGCAGATCAAGCGCTGGAGCGGATCCGCGTGGGTGGTCCTCGATGTCGTCACCTCGACCTACCTGCAGTCGCGGTCGACCAACCTCGTCACGAACGGATCCGGCCTGCTCGGCAACAACACCAACTTCTCCCAGTTCACCCTCGACAAGGCCGACACCCCCACCGGCGCGGCGGCAGCCTTCCGGACGACACAAGGCGTCACCACGACGTTGGTGCTTGACGAGTACATCACCGTCGACCCCACCAAGCGCTGGCAGATGTCCGTGCAGGCCAAGCAGAAGGGCACCTCCACCACGGCCGCGTGCTACGGCATGGCGCTGCCCTACGACGCCGCCAAGCAGCAGATCACCCCGAACATGTACATGTTCAACGCGGGCACCACCACCACGCTCGCCGCGCCGCTCAACGTCGGCGACACGACGATCACGCTCACCTCGTCGGCGAACTGGTTTGGCACCTCGGGCAAGCCCGCCGGTACCGCCACCTACCAGCGCGCCATCATCTTCTGGGACTACGTCGACGGCAACGGCAAGGCGTGGCCCACGGAGACGTACAGCCGCAACGTCACCGCCGTCGACATGTGGGCCGACGGGGGCATCTCCGGCAACGTGATCACCCTGCGCACCCCGTGGGCCGGTCCGGCCAAGCCTTCGGGGACGTCACTGTCCAACGCGACCTCGGGTGGCAGTTACCTCTACATGACGAGCATGCTGAACGCCGTCGTCCCACAGTCGTGGACGTCGTTCACCTCCACGATCACTGGCGTCGTCACCGGAGGTATCGGCGCGTCTTTCGCGGTCGGCTGGCCCTCGGGCACCGCGTTCGCCAAACTCGGGTTCCTACCCAACCGCATTCCGGCAACCGGTGCTCCCGACACGAACTCGCAGATGTCCTTCGGGCTCATCTCCTTCTCCGACGCCGCAGCCGCCTCAACCGACGCTGCAACCGCGCTGACCGTGGCCAACGGCAAGAACAAGACCACCTACAGCGCCAGCGCGCCGGGATCCACCGCGAACACGCTGGGCGACATCTGGTACCAGCAGTCGGGCAACGTGATCATGGGCATGTGGACCGGGCTGGGTGGCACCACGTGGCAGGCCACGACGCTGCGCGACGAGGTGCTCTCCTCAATCACCGTCGGCAAACTCACCTCGGGCACCATCAACGCCGCCACCAAGGTCACCGTGGGGACTCCCGCCGCCGCGCGCATGGAGATTGACGGGGCTGCCGGGCTGACCGCCTTCGACGGCACGAACGCGGTCACCTTCAAGATCGACTCGGCCACCGGCAACGTGACCCTGAAGGGGTCCATCAACGCCGGTTCCACGGTCACCGGGTCCACCATCCAGTCGGCGACCTCCGGAGGACGGTTCGTCATCCGTCCCGGTGTGGCCAGCAACGGCTACGGCAACGGCGTGTTCGAGATCTACACGGGCAACGTCAGCGAGGACAAGCCTGCCGAGATCTTCGCCATCGCCGATGGCGCACTGTCGGCGGACAACATCTCCCTGATGGCGATGTCCCCGAGGAAGAGCGGCTACACCGGTCGGGGGTACATCCAACTGTTCGCCGAGGACTCCGACAGCCCCGCCACCGCCTACTTGGGTGGCACGGTCGCGGCGACGCGTGGGACCCAGAACGGCTACGTCGGGGCCGGTACCGCCTTCCCGGCCACCACGCGTGTGGTCGCCAACAGCGACGGGCTCATCGAGGGCTACTCCAACTCGGTGCGCCGCCTGTACCTCAAGGACGACCTGCTCGACATGAACGGGACGATCACGGCGGACAACATCGACGTCGTCGGCTCGACCGGAAACCGCATCGTCATGACCGGCACGGGCAACTTCGGGGTCAAGGGCGGAATCACCGACCTCGATGACACCGGCTGGGTCACCTGCACGCTGAACTCCGGATTCGCATGGCAGGGCACCAGCGGCAGCGAGGCCATTCAGGTGCGCAATAAGTTCGGCGTCATCTACATCCGAGGAGCCGTCACCAGCACCGGCATCACCACGAACGGCACCTTCACCGTGGCATCGCTCCCGCCGGGGTTCGCACCTCCGAAGAACGTCGTCAACCGCTGCGGTACGTCGTCTGGTGCTGCCGCCGCCACCGCATTCGTCACCAGCACCGGGGACCTGCAGATCCGCACCAACGGCACCTTGTCGTCGTACTACTTCTTTGGCGGCTTCACGTGGCTGCTGGACTGATGCGTCAACCATCACAACTCAACCGGTTCCCCTGAGATAATCGGAGGCATGCCCATCGAGATGTCCCATCCCTTCCGGATCTCCGCCTCTGGCGGCGTCTCGACGACCCCGAATCCGGACGTCCAGATCGACCAACGGGTCAACGCCCTGCTGTCCACACAGCCGGGTGAGCGCCGCGCGAACTACGAGTTCGGGGTCCCCACCAACGCGATGATCTTCGAGAACCAGTCCGATCTGCTCAGCGGCGTGCTCGCCGAGCAGGTGCGGACCGCCATCGAGAAGTTCGAGCCGGGAGTGAACATCGACGGACTCGATGTGACCCCCGCCGAGAACGGTTCCGGCGGCGTCGACGTCGCCCTGCGCTACTCACGTCGTGAGGCTGCCAGCAGCGACTCCGGGCTGGCCCGCAACACCAACACCGCCGTCATCAGCGTCGGTGGAACCGTCAGCGAGATTGTGAGGGGCTGATGAGTAGCGTCACCGCCGCCATCGACTACACCTCGAAGGACTACGACGGCCTCAAGTCCGCGATGCTGGACTTCGCCACGCAGGTCATCCCGGAGTGGAAGTCGCGCGCCGAGGGAGACTTCGGCGTTGCCCTCGTGGAGTTGCTCGCCTACGAGGGCGACATCCTGTCCTACTACGGGGACCGCATTCAGGACGAGGCCTTCCTCGCCACAGCGACCCGCCGGGAGAGCCTGCTGCAACTCGCCGCCATGCTGGGCTACGCCCCGAGCAACGGCGTCAGCGCCACCGGCTCGGTGACCCTGCAGTCGGCCAACCCGGGCCCGGCCGTCGTCGTCCCGGCAGGCACCCCCGTCGTCACCGACTTCATTCCCGACATCGACGGCCGTCTCGTCTTCGAGACCGACAGCACCGCCACCGTCCCGGGCAACGGTGGCACCATCAGCGTCACCGTGACGCAGGGAGAGACCCGCTCCATGGTCGCCCTCGGCACCTCCACCGGGCTGCCCGGCCAGCAGTTCCGGCTGCCCGAGACCGGCGTCGTCTCCGGGACCGTGCGGGTGTTCATCGACCGGGCGAGTGACCCTTCCCTCGGCAGCACCGAGGAGTGGACCCGCGTGGACTTCCTCGTCGACTCCGACTCCACGAGCAAGACCTTCTCCGTGTCCGTGGACGCCAACGGCACCTCCACCATCCAGTTCGGAGACGGCATCGACGGGCTCGTGCCCAACACCGGCCTCAACATCTACGCCACCTACCGCACCACGGCTGGCGCGGCGGGCAACCTCAGCGCGGGCACCCTCGTGGCCGTCGACGCCCCCGACCTGATCGGTGTCTTCGTCCAGCAGGACGACAACGGCGTCTACCTGTCCACCGCCATGTCGGGCGGGGCCGACGCCGAGAGCAACGACCAGATCCGCGCCAACGCCCCACGTGCCTTCCGCACCCAGAAGCGCTGCGTCACCTTGCGGGACTTCTCCGACGCCGCCATCGCGGTGCCCGGTGTCCTGCGCGCCAACTCCTCGGCCGGGGCCTTCTCCTCGGTCACCACGTGGGTCGTCGGGGCAAGTGGAGGCCAGCCCAGCACCGACCTGATCAACCGGGTGCAGGCCGAGTTGAACAGCCGCGTCCTCGCGGGCGTCAGCGTCACCGTGGGCACCCCCGTGTTCGTCAACGTCAACGTCGGCGCGAGCGGAAACGCCCTCGTGGTCAAGGCCTACGACAACGCCAAGCAGGCCATCGTGAAGGCGAACGTCACCGCAGCCGTCAAGTCGCTGTTCGCGCTGTCCAACGTCGACTTCGCCCAGCGGATCACCGTCTCGGACCTCTACGCGGCCATCATGTCGGTCCCCGGTGTCCAGTACGTCGTGATCCCGATGTTCGCACGCTCTGACGCAGCCCAGACGGGCACCGCCGACGTCGTCTGCCGTGACTGGGAGATCCCGCAACTCGGCAACTTCTACCTCACCGTCACTGGAGGCATCGCCTGATGGCCGCTACTTACCCCCTCGCCGTGAAGACCTTCACGCAGAAGCGCAACCTCCTCGACGACGTCGAGGCCTCGCACATCAACGACATCCAGTCCGAGATCGTGGCCATCGAGAACGCCCTCGGTACCTCACCCGCCAAGGACAAGGTCACCGGCGTCTCCTACCCCACCGTCGACTCCCGGATCTCCGCCGTGCGCGGTGGCAACCACACCAACGCCTTCTACCTGCAGCACACCAACGACTCCTCGACGTTCACGGCCAGCACCACCACGGACTACATCATCCCGCTCGGCGGAAAGTGGTTCGACTACGCCAACATGTCCAACGGCACTGGGCTGACGATCAAGGAGACCGGCCTCTACCAGATCAACGCCGGGCTGAACTGGAACTCCGTCCCCATCCGTGGCTCGCGCCACCTGAAGGTTCTCCGCTACCCGGGCGGCGGCTCCCAGTACAGCGTCTTCATGACGGACACCTTCGTCGTGCAGGTCAAGGACGGCCGGTGGACGAACGGGCGTACCAACGCCTCGATCCTCTACCCGCTCAACAAGGGCGACAAGGTGTCGCTGGCGTGCCGGTTGGAGAACGACACCCCCGACACCGGCAAGTTCACCGTCACGTACGGCCGTCTCAACGGCTACAAGGTGAGGGACTTCTGATCCATGGCCACCTACGGCATCTCCCTCTACGGGCGGTCCAAGTACGGCCCGACGGCGAGCCAGTGGGTCGACTACATGGTCGACCCGCTCGTCGCTGAGGCAACGGACTACGACAAGATCACCCTCACGTGGCGCAGCCCCAAGGGGGACTGGACCGCGTTCCGGCTCGTGAAGAACTTCAACGGCTTCCCCACCTCCGAGAACGATGGCGTCGTGCTCTTCGAGAGCACCTCGGCGCGCTCGGAGTTCGTCGACACCGCCGTCACGCCCGGGGCGTGGCACTACTTCGCGGTGTGGGTCAAGTCCGGCGCGGGGGAGTGGCAGCCCTCGGCCCAGACCTGCACGCTCATGCTGGAGGACCACGGCTACGCCGCGCGGCTGTTCGACTCCCTGCCGAAGTACCACCAGATCACGCAGGGGCTCACCGACAACCTCGACGAAGTCGACAACGAAGACCTGCGCCGCTTCCTGCGCGTCCTCGCCATGGGTCTGGACTACGCCAAGACCTACTACAAGTCGATGCTGCTGCTCAACGACCCGATGCACAACCGGGTTGGGCAGTTGGCCGCGCTGGCCAAGCAGTTCGGCATCACGTTCTCACCCATGTCCCCGGCGTACCTCCAGCGCAAGCGCGTCCTCAACGCCGGAGCCCTCGCCCGGGAGAAGGGCACCCCGGAGGGAATCCGCAACGTGCTGGCCCTCGCCACCGGGTGGGACGTCGACGTCTACCGGGGCGTCAACCGCATGCTGTCCGAGGACACCGCCTCCTTCATACACCCCACCTACGCCACGTGGGACCCGGCCGTGAACTACCCCGCCAACGAGCGGGTGTCCTTCAACGGCTACCTCTACTCGGCCAAGCCGGGAGGAGCCTACGGAGACGCCCAGAAGCCGTCTGGCACGACGGCCTCGAACACGTGGTGGACCAACGTCAGCAACCTCGCGGACACCACCCTGAAGGCCGCTGACGGCTCTATCGCCGGGTGGTCCCCGGTGTCGTACACCGCCGGTGTCAACCCGCCCACCGATCAGGTCGCCCTCGGCGTCGGCGTCCAGTCCCCGACGGACCCGACGGTCAACTACGCCAACTCGCTGCTCATCCGCAACACGGCAGCGACGACGGCCGACCTCGGCGCACGCGCGGCCGGAGGAGACCTGACCGACCCCACCACCGCCGTCACGCGCGGGGTACCCATCCCCCGCCCCCTGCCGTGGGACGCCACCAAGGCGTACGCGATCAACGCCTACGTGTCCTACAACGGCAAGGCCTACGTGGCCCTGTCCGAGTCACTGGGCAGCACTCCCGGCACCGTCGCCAGCGACTGGGCCCTGTGCAGCGACGTCGACGGACGCATTCAGGTCAACGTCTCGCTCTACGGCAAGGGCATGGACGCCACCTCCCAGACGCGGCTGCTGCACCCGGTCGTCGACATCTTCGATGACCACGGGGCCCTGCTGGCCACGGTGGACGGGTCCAAGGACACCACCTACCGCGCCTTCGACTCGCTGCGCACCAACGCCACCGGCGTGGCCACCGCCCTCAACGGTGCCTCGGTCGACAGCGGCACCGGGGTCTGGAGCGGCAACGGCTCGAAGGTCGGGGGACTCGGCGCGGTGATGACCCAGAACGGGCTCGCCGTGGTCGCCGGGACCGCTGACGGCGTCCTGAGCACGACCTTCGAGAAGCAGGGCAGCGGGCTCTCTCAGGGGCTCGTGATGCGCTACGTGTCCTCGCCCGTGTCCTACCTCTTCGCGACGCGCACGGGGCTGTACAGCGTCACCTCGGGCACCGCCACGCTCGTCGCCAACTACAGCACCCCGTTCGCTGACGGCGAACGCATCTACGTCACCCTCTCCGGCTCCAGCATCACGGTGAAGAAGGGGACCACGACGGTGCTCACCACCACGTCCACCTTCAACCAGACCGCCGCGAACCACGGGATCGGAGTGCTGTGAGCGCCTACACCTTCACCAAGGATTTCTCCCCCAACATCCTGACGATCCTCAGCAGCGGGGTCGTCGGGACCAAGGCGCGTGGGATCGTCTTCTCCTCCGGCGGCGACAGCAGCCTGAGCATCAACGGCACGGTGCGCGGGCACGCGACGGTCCGCTACAGCCTGACGGCACCGATCACGACCACCATCACCCTGCCGAGCAGGGTCAAGGGCGCGGTCGCCCCTGCCACCGTCTTCAGCGAGTTCGCCCACTACACTGCTGCCGCCACCGTCGACCCGGTCGTCTCGTTGGTCAAGGCCAAGTCGTCCGGGCTCGCCGCCTACGACGCGACACAGCCCAGCGGGTTCCGGCGCGTCTCGATGTCCCTCACGCTGCCCAACGACACCAGCACGACCCGCCGGGCAGCCTACGTCGCCCCGGGCATCCGCATCGCCTCCCTCGCGCAGAACAATGGGGTCAACATCGACGGCACGCAGGTCGAGGTCTCCGTCGCCGGGGCGACCACCCCGTCCGCCTACGAGCCCGCTCGGGCGCTGCAGGTCGGGGTGCGTCCCAACCGTCTCAACTACGCCTGCAACCCGTCGTGGCGCAACACCTCCGGCACGGTCACGGTCCGCACCAACCTCGCCACCAACCCGAGCGCGGAGACGGCGGTCGGCTACACGGCCAACAGCGGCGCATGGACGGTGACGAGTGACACCACGGTCAAGCGCTCGGGGACCGCCTCCAAGAAGTCGGTAACGACAACGACCGGCTCGACCTCCACGCTCCTGTCGATGTACAACTGCGGGGGGATCAACATCCCCGCGACGGCGGGTCTGACCTACACGGCCTCGGCGTACTTCGCGCACAACGCAGCAGTCACCGCCAACTCCTTCGTGGCCATCCAGTTCCTCGACGCGGGCTCGGCGCTGCTGCAGACCTCCACCGGGGCCAGCATCAGCACTGCGGGCGACTCCGCCTTCTCCCGTGCGTTCGTCACGGGCACCGCTCCAACCGGAACGGCCACCGTCCGGGTCACGGCCACGGTGTCACGCTCGTCCGGTTCGTCAGTCGCCGGGGACGCGGCATGGATCGACGACTGCCTCGTCGAGCAGACGGGGGCGCTGATGCCCTACTTCGACGGCCGTACTGCGACTGCCGACGGGCTCACCTACGGCTGGACGGGAACGGTTGACGCATCCACGAGCACCGCTGTCGGTCCGGCCTTCGCCACCTACCCGTTCACCGCGTACGGCTCCGCCATGGGCTGGCAGTCGGCCCCGGGCGTCCTGCGGCTGCTCAACCCGAACGCGCTGACCTCCGGCATCTGGGGATTCGGCGCAAACGGGGGTCTCGTGCTCACCACACCGGGCTCCTACTACGCCATGCGCTTCAAGGTGCGACAGGTCGGCGGCACAGGGGCTGTCTCCATCATCCCGAGGCTCGGGTACTACACCCAGCCCGGAGCCACCCAGTCGACGACCGGGATGGTCGACAGCACGGTCACGCTCCAGCCCGACGGCCCGTGGGTGGAGTTCGTCGGCGTCGCGCGGGATGCCGCCAACGCCACCGCCTACAGCGTCCGGCCGCTGATCTACCAGAACGTTGTTCCCCCGCAGGGCACCGTCTTGGAGTTCAAGGAGTGCATCATCGAGCGCGTCAGCGGCAGCGGGGTCACCCCCGGCACCTACTTCGACGGTTCCTCGGGTGCTGACTACCTGTGGGAGGCGGGCACGGTGGCGAACGACTCGCGGTCCTACTTCTACGAGGACTACGCCGTGCGGGCTTACCTTCTGAAGCAGGTGTTGGCGGAGAATTGCCCTCTGGGAACCATTCCCGGCGTGCCGCAGTTCGCGGTTCTGCCCCGCTTCTGAGAAGGGCCCCTTCACCATGCTTCCTGACCTCTCGCAGGCCGTCATCCGGACCATCGTCCCTGTCATCGTCGCGGCCATCGCCTCGCTGGCGCTGCGCCTCGGCGTCCACCTCGACAACACCGGTCCGCTCGCCGACCTCGTCGGCGCGCTCGTCGGTGGTGCCTACTACTCCCTCGTCCTCTGGGCCGAGCAGAAGTGGCCGCAGATCGGCTGGCTCCTCGGCAAGCCGGGCTCCCCGTCCTACGGCGACGCGCAGGCCTGATGCTCCACTTCGCGCTGCTCGCCCTCGCGATCTTCCTCATCTACGAGGTCGCGAGGGCGGGCCTGCCCACCCGGACCCCCGGCGTCGTGCACGCCCTGCTGCTGCCTGCCATCGCGTACCTGCTGGACCGGTACGTCGACGAGCGCATCCTCATGGCGCTGGCCGCTGCGTCGGTCGCCGCCATCCTCGACCGCATCGTGACCTCGGGGAGCAACGTCCTCCGCAAGTAGCAACTACTTGAGTTGATCCGATTGACAGGTTATGCTTGTCGCCCGGGAGGGAATGCCTCCCAGAATCGGACCTAGGAGCATCAACTTGGCACGCAAGACCACCACGACCGTCGCACTCGCCTTCGTCGGCAGTGCGGAGATCAAGCCGCTGACCATCCGGTCGCTGCTCAACGACCGCTTCGGCTTCGGCGATCAGGACGACAACGGCGTCTTCGAGCCGTCCTCGTCTCATGAGATCGTCGCGGCCTTCTTCCCGGCTGGCCCGGCGCACTGGAACGAGAACCTGCAGAAGGTCTGGGACTGGACCGCGCAGGCGGACATCGCCTACGACCTGATCCTCGACAAGAACGGCAAGGACGACGATCTGGAGCACGTCGTCGAGGACGCCGAGAAGGTCATCGAGGTGACCAACGTCAGCAAGGCCCTCGTCGACAACCTCAGCAAGGTCGAGGCCGACGAGAAGTACGTCATCGTCCTGTGGGGCGACGACGACGCCGAGCCCGACGAGGAGGCCGAGGCGGTCCTCACCTTCGCCGAGGTCGCTGGCATCAAGGCCCTCGACCTGACGCTGGGGCTGGAAGACCTCCAGTTCGGCGACAACGACGAGGAGCCCGAGCCGGAGCCTGCCCCCGAGCCGGAGCCGGAGGAGAAGCCCCGCCGTCGTGGCCGTGGTCGCCAGCAGGAGGAGGAGGAGACCGAGCCCGAGGACAAGCCGCGCCGTGGCCGTCGGGGCAAGCCCGAGCCCGAGCCGGAGGAGGAGTCCCTCGACGAGGACGAGGAGGCCCTCGACGACGAGCCCGTGGCCGAGGAGCCGGTCAAGGAGGAGCCCAAGACCACCCGTGCGGTGACCGACGAGAAGGTCCAGTCGTGGGGCGAGGCCGGTGCCGGTCACGTCGCCAAGGCCGACATCCCGCCGGTGGTCCGGGAGGCGCTGCGGACGGCACGCGCCTACTTCCTGCTGATCGACGAGAGCAACGCCATGAAGAACCTCTCCGACGAGGTCAAGCCGTCGCCGATCACCACGCTTCTCAGCGAGGCGCTGGAGGCCGTGAACGGGCTCGTCGTGGCTGCCGATGCCCCGGAGGCTTCGGAGGCCGTCAGCGAGCCGGAGAAGGCCGAGGAGCCCCGTCGCCGTGGTCGTCCGCGCAAGCAGGAGGAGGAGACCTTCGGCTACCTCCTGAACGAGGAGGAGGGCACCTACCGCAAGGCCGGTCGTGGCCGTCCCCGCAAGGGCGAGACCCGCGTCGAGTTGACGCAGGCCCAGATCGACGACCTGACCGAGCAGGAACTCATCGACGAGGACTGAGTCCACATGCAACAGGGCCCCGGATCGGGAGGCGACGCCTTCAACCTGAACCGGGGCCCTGTGCTGGACGTCCGTCCGGGCGGGGACCAGCCGCGCTCTCGGAGACCAATCCGAGATCCAGCGGACGTGAACCGGTCGGAAAGGAGACAACCGGTTAAGTGGCATCAGTTTACATGAATCACCACAGGAAACAACCAAAGGACCCCATATGTCAGACCTCGGCACCCGCCGAACCCCCTACTCCATCCCCGACGGCACCGAGCCCTACCCCGAGGACCGCGTGTCGTGGGCGCTGGAGCAGGTTCATCATCTCGGCATGTCCGAGACCCTGCTGCTGACCTTCCTCGCGCGCCACGCGTGGGGCCGGGACTCCGACGACGGCCGGGCCCCCATGGGCTACGTCCGCGACGAGTGGAGCAGCGTCCGGCGCATCGCCGACACCATCAACAAGTCCAAGTCCTCGGTCAGCCGCATGCTGGGCACGCTCCGCGAGAACGGATACCTCAGCGTGCGCCGGGGAGACGACCCGAGCGCCACCAGCAGCATCAAGATCTGGTGGTACGAGAAGGACGACGCGATGCGTGAAGCCGTCCGGTCAGGGCTGATCGCGATCCCGCAGATCTTCACCCACACGCTCTCCGCAGAGGGCTGACGTGTCCCAGATTCGGGACACGCGTGTCCCAGATTAGGGACACGACGTGTCCCGGATTAGGGACACATATAAGGAAGAGCATCTATAGAGCATCTAGGAGCAGCAGCCGCTGCTTCGCAGGAAGGACCAGACATGGCGCGGAACCTGAGCGAGGGGGACCCTCGGAACGTCTACGGCGACTACGACCACCCGGACCCCAAGTCCTCGGCCCGCCGGAGCCGCGTCTCGGCTCGGAACGACGACTACCGTCACCCGGCTCAGGCCCAGACGTCGCGCAGGAGCGCCGGGAAGCCACGCAGGAGCCCCGAGGAGACCGTCCGGGCAGTCCGGGAGGGGAAGCCCGCTGAGCGGGCCTCCAGCGGCCTCTACGACCGCCTTGCGGAGCAGTTCCTCTCGCAGGACTGGGTGGCCACCCACCGGGGCAACACGACCATCACCCCGCAGATCGAGGTCGGCGACACCGGCAAGCCCCTCATCGCCAAGATCCTGCGCGACAAGATCACCTCGGAGAAGCGCTTCGAGGGCCGCTCGGAGGACAAGATCGAGGAGGTTGTGGAGTACGCCATGAAGCACTTCTTCGACCGGCTCGCCAACGACGAGCGGAGTGGGCGGCTCGTCAACCGGTTCGTGGCATCCGATTGGTGGGATACGCTCATACCCGAAGCCATCGACCACTGGGTGACCGTGCGGATCCCGGACGAGGCCTTCGAGCGCGGCGCGGCCCGGGCCAAGGAGTTCTACGCGAACTGGCCCAAGAAGGAGCGGCGACCCCGCGCAGCAGACGACCCCGTGTTCATGGCGCTGGCGCGCTTCCAGCAGGCCATCGCGAACACCGACCACCCGAACTACGACGATTGCGAGGAACTTGAGTGAGTGCCAACGGCAGGTACCTGCTCTCGAAGGCCGTCGAGACCAAGAGCCTTCAACCCCTGCTCGCTGCGGGCCTCGGGCCCGAGCACTTCCCGGTGGAGATCGACCGCGAGATCTTCGAGACCCTGCACGACAGTCATACGCGGCACGGGGCCCTGCCCAGCATCAAGACGCTGAAGATGGACTACGCGGACTACCGCTTCGTCAAGGCCCCCGACGAGATCCAGATCCTCATCGAGCGCGTCCAGCGCGACTACATGGCCTCGATCCTGTCGATGACGATCAACGCCGCCGCCGAGGGCTACGACAAGGGCGACTTCGAGTCGGCCAAGATCTCGCTCGAACTCGGCCTCAAGACGATGGCCACGCAGAAGAGCAACGGCCTGCGGACCCTCGACGTGCGCTCCCTCGCGGAGAAGTGGGAGTTCGACCGCCAGAACAAGGAGAAGGGGATCCCCTTCGGCATCGACGAGATCGACCGCGAGACCGGCGGCGTCTTCAAGGACCAGTTCGTCGTGCTCATTGGTCCGCCCGGTGCCGGTAAGTCCGCCCACCTGCTCTCGTACGCCAACGCCGCCGCCAACGCTGGCCACCGGGCCCTGTTCATCACCATCGAGATGAGCGACGAGCACCAGATGGCCCGACTCGTCGCCCACCACTCCGGCGTGCCCTACAAGACGATCCGCCACGGGGAGCCCAACGAGGCCGAGAAGCGGCGCATCGCCAAGGCCCTCGACCGGATCGCCGACGAGGAACTGCTGATCATCCAAGAGGTCCCGGCCGAGCAGGCCTCGCTGGACACCGTCAACGACCTCGTCGCCAAGTACGCCCCGGACGCGATCTACATCGACGGTGCCTACCTGATGCAACTGCCCAACGTCCGCACCAACGCGGCCCAGTGGGAGCGGCTCAGCGAACTGACGCGCTCGATGAAGAACCTCATCCTCAAGCACCACCGACCGATCTTCATCAGCACGCAGGTGCTGCTGAGCAAGATGACCGGCGGCGAGGTCACGCAGGGCTCGGTCGGCTACTCGTCCTCGTTCCTGCAGGACGCCGACATCATGCTCGGCGTTCAACCCGACGGGGAACTCCCGGACCGCCAGATGGTCAAGGTGCTCAAGTTCCGCGACGGCAACAAGCCCAACGTCCACGTCCAGTGGGACTGGCAGACCTACACCCTCAAGGCCATGGCGGCTCCCACCGACGGCGAGCAGGAGGCACAGTTCTGATGCAGCACGGGGACATCTCCAACGAGACCACCGCCCGGTTCCTGCTCGTCTTCGAGGGGCTGGTCGGTGTGCTGCCCGACAAGCGCGCCGAGGCGAAGTTCTCCCGCGCGGTCCGCTTCAAGCGCTGGAAGGCAGCCGTCGACCAGTTCCACTGCAACGAGACGTGCGCCAAGGTCATCTGGGACACGGTGTGGCGGCGCAACTACGCCGTCGACGTCGTCACCTTCCTCGGCGACGAGATGGTCGAGCACGTCGAGGCCCGCATGGAGCACTGGGACCTGCCGGTCGGTCGCGTCTGGACCGAGGACAAGTACCTGCTCGCCCGCTCGCTCAACTACCGCCCGGACGTCATCGGCGTGTACCACCCCACCCCGGGCGACGCCCTCGTGTACGGCTCCAAGGGATTCCTCGTCGACCCCTCGTCTCCCACCCTGATCGGGGGCTACTGATGCGCCGCGCCAAGCGCAGAACCAAGCCGCAGAGCGGCTGGAACGCCATGGCCCTCATGGTCTCCAACCCGATCCCGGGCGACATCCCGGCCTGCCTCGACGAACTCGGCGTGAAGTTCCGGCTGCAGTACGAGGAGGCACACATGAAGTGCCCCGCGCACTTCCGGATCCTCGGCAAGGAGGACCGCCACCCGTCCTTCTCGGTCAACGTCGAGGACGGGCTCTACAACTGCTTCTCCTGCGGCTTCACCGGCAAGTTCTGGGAACTGGTTCGCGAGATCACCGGGATGACCGACGAGCAGTCCCTGCAGTGGTGCCAGCAGCGTGGTGGCGTCGAGCGGGCCAAGCGCCTCGTGCGCGAGGAGGGTGGGCTCAAACTCGCCGTCGACACCACCAAGGTCGTCAACGAGGCCTCGCTCGCGCTCTTCGTCGAGGTGCCGGTCGAGGCCTGCGACAGCCGCGACATCGCCCCCGAGTCGGCCGACCACTACGGCGTGCTCTGGGACAAGGAGAACGAGCGCTGGATCGTGCCTATCCGCGACCCCCGCACCGGGAAGTTGTGGGGCTGGCAGGAGAAGAACGCCCGCTACTTCCGCAACCAGCCCTTCAACGTCAAGAAGAACAACACCCTCTTCGGCATCCACCAGATCGACCCGGAGGAGAAGACCTGCGTCGTCGTGGAGTCCCCGCTGGACGTCCCAAGGCTTCATACCGCCGGGTACGAGAACGGGATCGCCACCTTCGGTGCCGAGATCACCAACGAGCAGTTGGACCTGATCTTCGAGCGCTTCGACGTCATCATCTGGGCCCTCGACAACGACCGGGCCGGGCAGAAGGCGCTGAAGTACATCCTCACCCAGTACCGGCACTACCCGAACATCCAGCGGGTGTTCAAGTACGCCGTGCCGTGGGACCGCGCCCTCGACGACGCCAAGAAGGACCAGCCCAAGGGCTACATCAAGGACCCGGGCGACATGGCGGACGGCGACATCCACGTCGGCGTCACCGGGGCTATCTCTGCCCTCACCTACGGACGGAGCCTGACGTGATGCTCACCGGGCTGCGGCCCTATCAGGACGAGGCCGTCGACGGCGTCATCGAGCGCCGCACCGGGCTCATCGCCTACGAGATGGGGCTCGGCAAGACGATCTGCGCCCTCGCGATCTGCGAGGAGGCCATGGCCACCTGCCCCGACCCCGAGCACGAGGTCATGGCAGCCATCGTGGTGCCCGCCAACCTGAAGTGGCAGTGGGCGCAGGAGATCGCCAAGCACACCGACGTCGACACCACGACGAAGAAGATCCGGCTCAACGGGGAGTCCCTCGACATCACCATCCCCAAGGAGCACCACGGCATCGTCATCGACGGCGACAAGGAGAAGCGTCGCAAGCAACTGCGCTACGCCATGGAGAACCGCCCGCCCTACGTCATCCTCGGCTACGAGAACGTCGTCAACGACTGGCGGCTGGTCGGCCGACTGCGCCCGGACATCATCGTGCTCGACGAGGCCACGGCCATCAAGACGTTCAAGGCCACCCGCACCAAGCAGATCAAACGCTGGACCGCGCCCTTCCGCATCGCCCTGACCGGCTCGCCCATCGAGAACGGCAAGCCCGAGGAGATCTTCTCCATCATGGAGTGGGTCGACCCCACGGTGCTCGGACGCTACGACCTGTTCGACAAGGCGTTCATCACCCGGAACAAGTACGGCGCGGTGGTGCGCTACAAGAACACGCCGGTGCTCCACCGGAAGTTGTCCGGGGTCATGTTCCGCAAGCGGCGCACCGACCCCGACGTCGCCCCCTACCTGCCCGCCGTCACCGAGACCACCGAGTGGGTCAGCATCGACCGCGCCACCCGCGCGGCCTACAAGAACATCGGGCAGGATCTGCTGGAGGCCCTCGCCAAGGCAGCGAACAACACCATGAGCGACTTCGACCTCTTCAGCCACTACCACGGCGGCGACTCCGCCGGGGGCTCCAAGGAGGCCGGGGACGTGATGGCCCGCATGCTCGCCGTCGAGATGCTGCTCAACCACCCCGACCTGATCCGCCAGTCTGCGGCCGAGTACGAGGACGGGGCCCGCCGCCGCAAGGAGGGGGAGGAGCGCGCGAACTGGTCCGGCTCGAAGTACGCCGCGATGCTCATGCGCCGTGGCGCGCTCGACGAGGTGAAGTCCAGCCCGAAGATGGACCACCTCATCTCCCGGCTGCAGGACATCACCGAGGGCAACCCGGCCAGCAAGGTCATCGTCTTCTCGTTCCACCGCCGCGCCTGCGGCATCATCGAACAGCGCCTCGCAGAGGTGGGCATCGGCTCGGTCTCCTACCACGGCGAGATGACGGCCAGCCAGAAGGTCGGGGCCGTGGCGAAGTTCCGCGACGAGCCGCAGACCCGAGTCATCATCTGCTCGCACGCGGCAGCCTTCGGCACCGACCTCAA